CGCCGTGGTCTCTCATGAATCCCCCTGTTGCGATCTGTCCAGATAGGCAGACTGCACCATTGCCGCGTACAGGACCGCGAGAAACAGAAGGCGTCCGATCTGGAAGGTGAAGAAGAAACAGGCCGTGCACAGGGCCGCCAAAATGCCCAGGGCCGGAACCCAGTCCCGGTCCCTGGTTCGGAGGAAGAAGAACCCGTGCGCCCAGATCAGAAGCACAAGCGCCCCCATGCCGAGCGCCCCCGCCTCGACCCACCATTGAAGATATTCGTTATGAAGATGCGTCCATGCCGCCCTGATTTCGTTGCTTTCAGGAGGGATGTTCTTTGCAAAGAGGGCCTTCAGGTCATCCCGATAGGACACACGCTCATACATGGCAGCGGCGTATCTCTTTGGGACCTCCCGCGCATTCAGGTACAGGGGAAGAATGTATTTCCCCTGACCAAGCCCCCAGCCAAGAAGAGGCTTTTCCGCAGCCAGGGGCAACGCCCGCGTCCAGGCCGCTATCCGCTGGTTCGTGGAAGGCTCGCCGATGACTGGATGGACCACTTGAAGGACCCCCAGACCCAGGACCATGGAAGCAATGCAAACCAGCGCGACACGCCGAACCGAATATCGCCCGACGCACCACCGCAGAATCATCACGATCCCGATGCAGATGGTCGCCACCATCCCGTTGGCCGTTTGGGCCAGCACAAGCCCGGCAATTACAAGCGGCATGAGCCAGCACCAACCCGAGCGCATGAAGCACGGAAGGGCCATCGCCAGAAAGACCGAAACCTCGTTCTGGTTGGCGAAAAACCCGGTGGATAGGGTTTCGGCGCTTCCGCGAGGATAGAAAAACAGGAACACCCCCATCCGTTGTAGTGCCAGCCAGGCGACGTTGAGCAAGGCCACCAAACAGACGACGTTGTAGATGAAGTCCTTCCGCTTCACGATCTCTCCCCGCATGGACACCAGGAGTAGGTAAAAACCGCACATGACGATTGCGTATTGCATAACGTCCCACGCGCCAGGCGTGAAATTCAGAACGGCCAGAAGGATCACGACCAGCAGAAACAGGCCGGAGGCAAAGCCGGCATAGGCCGCAAGCGCCATGCCAACCATGTAGCCCACCGCCACGACCGGGAAGATGCCTTCCTGCGCCCGTAGGTTTAGGACCCCGGAAGGCAGGAAGAGCACCAGTCCGATGATGATGGCGACGGCCAAAGCCGTCGCCATGGATTTACCGCGTTGCGGTGTAGAAAAATTCGACACCCTTCACCTCCAGGTCGCCGGTTCCCGTGGCCTCCTTCCCCCTTACGGAATGTTGAAGTAGAAGTCTCTCTCGTCGTCCACTTCAACGCTGAATCTCTGATCCGCTTTGCACATCATATCTCCCGTCTGGAAGTCTTTTTCCCGCCCGAAACGGGTTTTCCGGCGCCAGAAGAACTTGATGCCGGGTCCGTCGAGCTGGAAGATGAAGGCGTCCGCGTCGGTCATGTGCGACCACTTGCAGAGTTGGATGCTGCGCCCGGACTTGGCGTATGCCGAAATCGCCCGGTTCGCCGTGTCCGGCCTGTCGGGAGATTGAAGGATCTCCCGCGCCTTCTGTTCGTACTGGGGAGGAACCCACAGATTTTTGACCCGCTTCCCGGTGCGGAACTGCCGGTGGTTATACTGGTTTTCCGCAGCGATGAGGCACGCCCAGAACGTGGAATAGGTCAGGTCCGCATTGGTTGCCAGGTTGGAAAAGGTCGATCCGTCCAGGCGAGGATGCGCCGCATACGCCAGGGGACGTCCGTTGCGGGTTGTGTGGTAGGTGGTTGACGATGCGTAGTTGAGAAGCCGCGCCACAATCGTTTCCACGTTTTCGCTCATGGAAGCCCCAAGATCCTCAAAGATCTCTTTCAGGTTGTCGCCACCGCCACCGCCGTTCAGCTCGTATAGGTTATCCTCGATTGCCTCCTCGGAGATTCGCACGCCCAGTGCATACACCTTGTGCACCCAGGCCTGCTTTGCCCCGGCAATCTGGGTGTCGTAGGCGATCCCGGACCCTTCCCCCTTGACCACAGGAAGGCCCAAGCCGGATCGGACGGCGTTTTCCTCCTTGGCCTTTTTGGAATCCCGAATCGTGACCAGCTTCTGCCACATCGACTCCAACGACTTGGAAATGTAGGTGTCGATGGAAATGGCGAACAGCCCCGGAAGATACTCGTTGATGAATTTTGCTCGTGTCCACATAGTAGGTTATCCTCCTTTCCTTAGATTGCCGTACCGGCAGCCCAGTAATGGCAATCAGGGTTGATACCGCAGATCCACCGGCACCCAGCGGCATTGATGGAGTCAAGCTCGGGATATGCCTGCCCGTAGAGGCGCAGGGGGATGGTCGCGGTTACGTTGCTTCCCGCAGAGGCGATTTCCTGCGTGGACAGGCCCGTTGCGCTGTTTGGGGCTGACAGGGTTCCAGAGGTGATCTCGTGGTTGAGGTCGATGTTCGCGGCGGAGATGGCCCCGTCTGCCTGGGCCTCGAATTGCTGGTCGGGATGGTCGGCAACGAGAATGTAGCCCGCGACCGTTCCGTCTCCAACCTCTCCGGCAGCAATGTATCCCGACGGCGCGTTGTCGCAGGGGAACATATGCTCGTCATAGCAGGCGAGAACCGCTCCGATAATCGGTGTGGCATCGCCAGGAGTCGTCGGAATGATGTTCGCGTCTTCGATCATCAAAAGCGTCCCATTCCCGCCTGTGCAGGAAAGACCCGTATTCCCGGACGCGACAAGATCGCCGACGCAAATGTTGATCGTCGGCGCGGTATTGACCGCATAAAGGCGGGCCCGCAGAACAGGCCCCCAGGGTCGGAAGCCATGAGGTGCGTCTATGTTTGCCATAGTAAAAACTCCTTTCTTTTGTGGTTGTTAGTCGGCGCCAACAAACTCCTGTCCGCCGCCGTCAACCGTGTCCAGTATGTCGCGCATCGCCGAATCCATAACGACGTCGCTTCCCTTGATTTCCGTTCGTGACGGCATTCCGCTTTCCATGGAACGCGAGGAGGAGACCATTTCCGTTCCCCCCTGCCTCTGGCCGTTTTTGGCCGCCAGGTCGCCTGTCTCGTTTCTGGTGTCCCTCAATCGATTCTTGACGGCCTTTTCCCGCTCCCAGATCTCCCAGGGCTTGAAAACGAGCATCTGGTCCTCGCGGCATACGCAGCCGAGGACCGGATCGATGAATCGCTCCAGAAACGGCGTGTTTGTCCGGTTGCAGATCCACCACCGCAGGGGCATGGGTCTGGTCCGTATCTGGTCCACCCGCTCCGGCTTGCGCTCGATCCACCGGAAGGCGTACTTCCGGGAATCCTTCATCTTCTGCGCCGGTTCAGGCAACTTGAAGGGATCTTCGGAAAGGGAAAAATCCTCCGCCGATTCCTCGCCTATGGGGTGGCTCCATTCGTCATCCTCTCCCTGCACCCGGCGAACGATCGCCAGTTCTTCGGGCGTCAACTGGGAGATGCCTGTTGCCGTGGACTTCGGCTCCGTCGTTTTTTCGGCGGGCTCGTCCGATACAAAAGCCAACGGCTCCCTTCTTTCGGGGCCAATAACAGTCTTTTTTTGAAATGGCATGGTCTTATCCCTCCACGGTAATACTGCCGCCCTTGCTGTTGTTCCCAACCAATCTCGCGTAGATCTTGGCCTGAGAGGGCGTCATGTTCATCTGTTTGGCAACGGACGCGATGTCATGGGGCATCGCTACGGACTGGGCTTTCGCGCCTCCCTTGGGCGTCAACTGGGAATCCTTGACGTCCTTCTTCTGGTTGGCGTTCATGGCATCCTTGACCGCATCCGCCTTGCCCTTCTCGTAAGCCTGCTTGACGATATCGGGTAAGGCGATGTAGGCATTGGACGCCAGGGCGAGAAAGTCGCCGTAGGGGTGGTCCGCAAGGTCCAGCTTCCCCTTGACGTCCTCTGCGCGGCGCCTGAGTTCCGATTCGGGATCGCCATAGTCCGGGTGTCTCTGGGCGATGAAGTTGTCCAGATCCCGCTTCTTGGCGATGATTTCCGATTCGTTGATCGCTGCCTTTTTCTCCCCCTTGGCGATTTTGCGGGCCATGTATTGAACGATGTTGAACAGGGCCGATGGGTCGTCGTGATGCTCCTTCATCAGCTCTTTCAACTGGGCGTCGCTCAGTTCTTCTTCCGCGTCATCGCTCTTCGCCTTTTTCTTCCCCTGCCTTTCCTCGTGGAGTGCCTTGTTGAGATTTGCCTTGTCGGCCTTCAGCTTCTCGATTTCGGCCATCAGCTGTTGCACGTCGGGAACGCCGTCATCCTTTTTGCCATCCTTGCCGTTCCCCCCTTTTTTTCCTCCATCGCCTTCCTTGTCGTCAGGCGCTGGGCCTCCTGCATCGTCATCGTCTCCCTCGTCGCCGAAGTAGATGTTGTCCAGCAGGTCTCCGGCATCACCATCCTTGCCGGCTCCCGGATCGAAGGATGCGCCATCCTTGCCGCTGCCCTGGTCATCCGGGGTTCCGCCGCCCTTCAATGCGGCATCGTCATTCTCTCCCATCTTTGATGCTCCTTGAAATTTTCTCAGCGTTACGCACGCTGGCAGCGAAAAACAAAAAAGCCCCCAAGGAATCGAAATCTCTCCGATCCCAAGGAGGCTTTTGTTTGCGCTCTTGGCTTCCCTTCCCGCGTTTCCTAAGAGAGGCGGGAATAGGTTATCATGATTCTATTCTATACTTTTTCTCCCCTCAGTATCTTCTCAAGCAGACTGATAGTGAACTTCATGCCACGGATCAAGACGATGATCACAAGCCTTGTCTCTTCGCTCATTCTTCCTCCGGGACAAGATAGCTTCTTAACAGCCTTGCCTCAAACTCGTCGTAAGACCGCTTCACCAGCGCCCCGGCAAGCTCGCGCTCTTTTTCGCTCGTCGCCAGCTTCAGTGGGCATTTCAAGACCTGCTTCAGCATGTCCATGCCGCCACGAAAATAATCAGGGCTTTCGTTTCCGTCGATCAGGCGTCTTGTGTACGCCTTGGATTCGCCGGCGAGGGCCTTCAGGTAGTCGTGAAAGTCCTCGTTCATCAGGAGGTCTATTTTAGCCATCAGGCCGCCTCTCTTCCCTGTACCATCGCCGAACGTCCACCATTGGGCCGAATCCCCTCCCCTGTGCAGCTTGGCCGCCACCCGTGATTTCCTTCGCCGTATTCTCCTTTGTCTGAAGATACGATCCTACCACCTGCAGAATCTCAGGGTTGGCGTTCAGTGCTGCCAGCAATTGGGCAGCCTGGGGCTGAATGTATTCCTTGGTATTCGTCCTCCCGTACGCTTTCAAAAGGTCCTCAAGCGTCTTTACGGGATTCATCAAAGGATTGCTTGCGCCTAGCTGATACAGGTCTTCCGCTTCCTTCCTTTCGATCAGCCTGTTTGCCGTCTCCGAAGATCCGGTCAGGTTGAACTTGAACTTCCGCCTCATCATGGCCTTGGGAATCGCCACGAACCTCCCGCCGTAAAGGACCTGCCTGTCGAACGGCATGTGCTGGTAATACAGGTCGTACAGGGACCGCAGAATTTCGATGTATTCCTCCTTCATGGTCCTTGCCTGGTAGTTGTATTTGATGTTCCCTTCCTGGATAACTGCCATGACCTCTGTGGCGGTCTTGGATTTCCCAGCCGTTTCAGACGGCCTCCCGATCTGCAAATCTCCGATGTTTCCAATCCTCTCCCACATGGACGTAACCAACTGCAGGAAGGACAGAAAGGCTTGCGGCATGGCCTGGAACTGGGCAAACTTTATGCCGTCCACGTTATCCACCGGGACGCCTGCGCCTGGAGCTATCTGCACTTTCGAGGCAAGTCCGCTACGGTCGTCGTAGAGAAACCACGGGACCATGGCAATCATCGCGCTATTGATGAGTTGGTTGAACATATCCGATCCGACGTTCTGCACGCTCTTCAGCTTGGCGTACACGGGGCTACCGTAGGATTGCCCGTCTTCCGGGAAAAGCCTCATGCGCTTGATTTGGCAATCGTTGGACATATTCAGGTCAATCAGGCGAATGAGCCGGATCGGGGTCCTTGTATGTTCAGCCAGGGTCAGCACGATCCTTTCTTCCCGAAAGTCATCCTGTTCGCTTTCCTCCTTGTTTACGTCGTCCCGAAAAATCGGATAGGAAACATGGAACTCAAGGCAGTCGATGACCTCCTTCCCCGTGACCTCCACCCCGGCTATCGCCTGCGAAGGGGATTGCGACGAATTCTTCTCGTCGGACGAAAGTTTCAGCGTTTCCTTTTTCCCGCACAGCCACGGGCCGATGTTCATGTATCCCCGGCCATCCCGCACCCGCATCAACTCCGCGTAGGTGGGTCTCACGCGCCTTACCTTTGGGCACGCCTCCCATTCCTCGATGGTCCCAATGTCGTCCGGGAAGAACATATCCTGCATGGGGATGCTTTCCAGGGAGCCGCCGTTATGCCTTAGGTCCACCACTTCCCGAACAGCCGGTCTCATCGATTCGTCCGCGACGGGCGCTCCGGTCTGATCAAACACGAACTCCCGTCGCATCTGTTCCCGGATCTCGTACTTTGGCAAAACGAACACGGTCCCATCGAGAAGAAGATCATGGACAAGGGACATGGTTTTCGTGTCGATCTTCACCACGTTCTTCAGTTCCTGGTTAAACCAGTGCTGGATCAGCTTCGTCACGTCGTCCTTTTCGGTAAGTCCGTCCATCTCGAATTCGACGATAGGTTCCCGGCCAACAAGCGCCGCATGGATACGAGGCTCCAGGTTGTCCACGGTCATGAGCACAAAGGGCATGATCTCGTTGCTCGCATTGTCCCAGATCGGCGCTGTCTCCGATTTCAGGGCATAAGCCTTGCGAGACTTGCGGGCCTCGTCCATCTTCTCCTTGCGGTACGAAGATTCGGAAAAGGCTTCATACAGGCCCATGCAATAATCGATCATGCGTTGAAGATTCTGTGGAATCTCCGGGGGCTCCAGTGGCCCCAGGTTCACGCCAGACTCGATCCCTTCCAGTGGCGCCATCACTTCATCCATTTCGGTGCCTTCTCCTTTTTCTTGCCCTGTTCCCACATGCCGTAAGCCTTACCGAGGGCCGCCTTCAAGGGCTTCCCAGGCTCTTCCGCCATGATTTCACGCACTGCCCGACCAATGTAATCGCTCCGCTTTTCATCCTTTTTCGGTTTCGGCATGATCTTTTTACCCCCTCACCCTCTTCTTGTGGTACGCCGTCCATCCTCCAATCCTGACCCCTAGATACATGGCGTTTCTCACGAACCACCCCTTGCCCCTGACCTCCATGGCCTCCATGAACACCTTGTCGGCCACCTCTCGTTCAACCACAGGGTTAGAGTCCAATCGATACAGATAGTCGTGAATCACCGCCTCGTGGTGCGCCCGGTCCCCAAACAGCATGTAGGCCACGGGAACCCTGGGAACAGACGCAAAGTCCGTCTCGAAGCCCGCCGGGACCGTTACGGGTCCGATCAAGTCCGACTCGTAAACCAGCGGTTGCGCCAGCCTCCATGTTCCGTCCTCGATGCAGACCGCGTCCAATGCGGTGATAAATTCAGCCATGTTCACCCCCGATAAAATTCATGCCCGCCGACCTGCTTCACGAAGGCCATTCCTCGCCACCATTTCGCCGATTCCTTGGCCTCCATGGTCAGATATTGATAAACGTCCTTCAGGTCGCAGTCTCTTTCTATGGCCCCGGAAATGAGCCCCCTGGCGACCGTGTAGCAGTCCTGGAGGGGCTTGCTCTTGGCGAAATGAAAGTCCCAGTCCTCGGCGATTCTCTTCAGCATGGGCCGGTTCGGATCGTCCAGGTTGTAGCAACTGAACTGATAGGGCCAGAGGCAGGTTTCAAGGATTGTTTCCCCGTCCCATTTCCTGTTCTCTGCGCGGTTCAGGATGACCGTACCGACGGCGATCCTTCCCTTTCTCGGTTCACCCCTGGCCTCTGCGTAGATCGTAAGGCCCATGATCTGGTCGTCGTCCAGGTGTCCAAAGTCATCAAGGTTCTGTTCGTAGAGGATCCTGGCGTTGCGTTTCACTTCTCACCTCTCGCCCTACGTACCTGGTCCTGTCTGATTTCCGACACGATAGTCTTGATGTCTGACAGGTCCTGCGCCATATGCATGTATTGGACTTCCACCCTTGTCAACCTTGATTCGTGATTCATAGCGCAA